GCGAAGTTCTATAAGTGGTTGATTTAACAATAAAAACACGGCGCAATCCCAGTAAAGGTCAAAAACCGAACTTCGCCACTTGACAGACGAACTTCGCCAGTTCACGACTGGCGATGATTAAATTTACGAAAAGCGTTGACATAGGCTACGAACGTCGCCTATGATGGCTCCCATGTCGACCAAAAAACACCCCAAAAAAGCCAGCCCGAAGGACTGGCACCCTGCCGATGTGATTGCCGCCGTGCGCAAGAAAGGCAGCTCGATCCGCCAGCTCTCCATCGCCGCCGGGCTGCATCCCGGCAGCCTGCGCGTGGCACTGGCGCGGCATTACCCCAGAGCCCAAGCTGTGCTGGCTGCCTTCCTGGAGCAACCGCCGCAAACCATCTGGCCGTCGCGCTACGACGCCGACGGCAGCCATAAACGGGGCCTGCGCGGCAGCGCACATCAACACCCCGAGTCTACCGCCGTGGCCGGTGGCGTCAATGGCAATCGCGGGGGGGCACAATAACCATGCGTCGCGCCCGCGATCTGGTCACCCCGGACATGTTCGCCATCCCGGCCCCGGCGACGCCCAGCGTCGGCGGCCTCGATGTGGGTTTGCGCCTGCGCCACCTGCTCTCCGACCTGCTCAAGGCCAGCCCGGCCACGCGTTACCAGATCGCCGCGCGCATGGCCGAATTAACGGGCCACGACATCAGCAAGCACCAGCTCGATAGCTGGACGGCCGAGAGTCGCGAAGCCTGGCGCTTCCCCCTGGAATATCTGCCGGCGCTCGAAGTGGCGCTGGAAAGCCACGCCGTTACCGCCTGGATTGCCGACCTGCGCGGCTGCACCCTGCTGATCGGCAAGGATGCCCTGCTCGCCGAGCTGGGCCGTGTCGAGCGCGCCAAGCAAGACCTGCTGGGGCGCGAAAAAACCCTCAAACGCCTGTTGGGAGAAGACAAATGAGCACCGTCACCCGCAACCGATTTACAGCTTTTGGCCGGGCATTGCGACATGCGTTGGCTGTTCTGTGTGATCCAGCGTGCGGCCTGCCCGCTTCGCCTGCGCATTCAATTTCAGCCGGTCCGCTCGCGCTGCCAGCGCATCGCGCATCAGGTCGGGAATCAGCGCCTGCAGCTCCAGCAAAACGGCGTCTGTATGCGCAGCGCTTTCCGGATGAGGTCGAGACAGCGAGCGCAGCAAGGTATCGAGATTGGCTGGCGCAAACAGAGCGTCGCGATGGGATAGCACCATGAGCCTGCGCGCCAGCGTCCCGCAGATCGCCGCCGCCTGCGGCGTCAAGGAACGCACCGTACACGATTGGACCAAGCGCCCCGAGTGGCCGGCGGGCGAGCGTTCCGGCTTGGGTGGGGCCTGGCTGTTCGACCCAGCCACGCTGCCGGCCTGCATCACCCGCAAGGGCCGGTCGGTGGCGGTGCAGGCGCCGGTGCGCAACCACCTGCTGCTGGCCGCGCATGCCGTCGATGCCGTCGATGCCGTCGATGCCGTCGATGCCGTCGATGCCGTCGCGCCAGCGCCGACTTTACCGACTCCTCCTGCCCCGGCGGCTGCAAGGGCCGGGGCTTTGTCGGCGGTGGCAAAACGCGCCGCCGGCCTTTCTCTGCGCACCGCCGCGTCGCTGGCAAGCCCGGACAGCGGCCAGCTCGACACCGAGCGGGCGCGCGACCGGCTGCTGGGCTTCATCGGGTCGTATGCCGGCGCGGCGCAAGCCGCCATCGAGCATCTGAACGTGCATCGCGCCGACGGCACGCTGCCCGGCCCGCTGGCCTGGGCCTACGCCCACGCCTGGGCCAAGCCGCGCAAGGATTCGCGGCTCAACCTAGACACCGTCAACAAGTGGAAGCGCGTCAAGAAACAGCGCGGGCGCAGCGTGCCGCTGAAGATCATCAAGGACATGGCGGTCAAGCCCTGGCACACCCTCGCCGTGGCGCTGGTGCAACGCCCGCAGGGCGGCTGCAAGAAGTGGATACACGAAAAGCTTATCGAACAATGGCAGGCCGGCTGGGGTGAGCCGATCAGCTACGACGTGCTGTGCCACTTCTTTCGCGAGCAATTGAGTCAACTGGACCAGCTCAAGGGCCGCTGGAGCGGATCGCAACTGCGCAGCCGCACCTTCTATCAGCACCGCACGAGCCGGGGCATGCGGCCCTGGGACGAAATCCACGCCGACGGCTGGAACACCCATTTCACCGCGCCGCACCCAGTGACTGCCGAATATGTGACCTATGAAGTCTGGCACGCACACGATGTGGCCACGCGCTTCGTGCCGCCCTTCGGTGTGGGGCTGACGGAGAACTTCGAGGTCATTGCCAAGTGCGTCGAGCACGCCTACCGGGCTGGCGGCTGCATGACCTTTTTGCAGACCGACAGCACGCGCATCGTCAAGCTGAGCGAGAAATTCAAGACCAATCCGGCTACAGCGATTGCCGACCGCGCTGGCTTTAACATCGTGCATCCGCAGACGGTGGGCAACAGCCAGGCCAACGGCATCGCCGAGAACTTCAACACCTGGATGGACCGCGAAAGCCGCGAGCTGGCCACCTACCAGCACCCGCAGCGCATGGACGAGCTGAGCTACAAGCGCGGGCGCAAGCTTACCGCTGCGATGGTCAAGGCCGCCAAGGCTGGCGACATGGCCACCATGCAGGCCAAGCGCCGCGAGCTAGAGAGGACTAACAAGGGGCTGGTCCTCACCAGCTTCGAGCAGGCGCTGGCTTGGCTGGAAGACAAGCGGCAGAAGTGGAACCACAAGCCGCATCGCGCGCTGCCCAAGGTGCGCGGCGACGACGGTCGGCTGCGGCACCAGACGCCGTTTGAGGCTATCTTGGGCCACATCGAGGCGGGTTGGGAGCCGAGCCTGCCCGATCTGCCGGCACCGGCGCTGGAGCAGCATTTCATCGACCTGTTTCGCCCGCATGTGCAGCTCAAGGTGGTGCGCGGCACCGTCATCCCCTACGGGGGCATGCGATACCGACACGCCGCGCTCGACGAGTGGCTGGGCAAGGAGGTCGTGGTCGCCTACGACATGGTCGATTACCGCCAAGTGTGGGTCAAAACGCTCAATGGTGAGCCGATCTGTGTGGCCGACTTCGTTGAGGCCACTGGCTACCGCACGCTCTGCGCCAAGGAGGCCGCAGAGGAAAAACGCGCTCAAGCACGCATCCGCAACAAGCAGCGCCAGATCGAGGCCGAACGCTTGGCCACGCCGGGCTTGTTGGTCGAGGAAGGCGAACGCCGCGCAGCAATTCTGGGCTACATCGAAGCCAAGGTGGTGCCGCCCGTGCCCGTCGAAAACCTGCGGCTGATCGACCTGCTGCCCGTCAAGGCGGAGGAAGAACGGGAACTGACTTTCGAGGAAACCTGTGCGCTCTATATGCGCCGACAGGATGAGGACAAAGACCAAGACCAAGACGGGGACGGCGATGCCGCCCCGAAGAAGGTGGCCGCCGGGTGACTGCAATCAACCGACGGCCTTTGTGACAGCACGATACGAACCGGAGTTTACACGCATGAAACTACACTACGTCAAGACGTCGAACCATCAGCGCTTCATGGACGCGCTGGCCACCGTCGAGAATCGCGGCAGCCGCGAGGCCTGCATCCTGCGCCTGACCGGCGCGCCCGGCACCGGCAAGACCACCACGGTCGATCACTGGGCGGCAAAAAGTAACGCGGTGCTGATCGACGGCGTGCCGGGCATGGGCATCACGTTCGTGCGCGACTACCTGGCCGACCAGACTGGCATCAAGGAGCCGCGCCGCTTTGCCCAAGACAAGGCCTTCGTCGAGTACTTCAAGCGCGTCGGCTACCCGATCATCCTCGACGAGGCGCAGCACGGCCTGCCGAACAAGGCCGAGTGCATCGAATACCTGCGCCGCATCTGCGAGCGCGCCGGCGTCATCCTGGTGCTGGTCGCTCACACCAGTGAATCGCACCGCTTCGGCGAAGAGCGCCTGGCGCACATCGCCACGCGCATCAGCGCCGCGCCGGAACTCAAGCTCGCCAGCGTCGAGGACACCGCCACCTACCTCGGCGAGCTGTGCGAGGTGGCCATCGATGCCGACATCGCCCGCCTGGTGCACGAACAAAGCCGCGGGCGTTACCGCCTGATGGCCAACGCCGGGCGCATGCTCGAAGCCGTTGCCACCAAAAAAGGCGCAAGCGGGCTGACCGGTGCCGACGTGAAGGGGTTGCGGCTGTGCGAAGACGTGCTGGCGAAGGTGCGGAAGTGAGGTCGGTTGCCATGCCCATGAACCCCGGCCAAACCGCCCCCCGTACCAAGACCATTGGCTTGCGCCAGCGTGCCTGGTGGGTGATGCGCCGACATGGCGTGTTCACCCTGCCCGATCTGCTCGCCACCGTCGCCGACGGCGGCGAGAAGGACGCCGCTGGCAACCTCGGCCGCTGGCTGCGTGCGCTGGTGTGTGCCGGCATTTTACGCACCGAGGGGCGCGATCGGCCAGCGAAGCCCACTAGCAACGGCTGCCTGCGCTACCGGCTGGCCATCGACGGCGGCAGTCATGCGCCGGTCTGGCGCACTTCGCGCGGCGAGGTCTATGACCCGAACAGCGGAGAGGTGTATGCCATCGACTGACGCCCGTGCGCTGCTGCAGGCTGCCGCTGCCGTGCATCCGCGTGGGCTGGCTGGCTGCGCACAAGAGCTCGGCTACTCGCGCCCAGCGCTGTCGCGGTACATGAACGGCAGCTACGGCATCGGAGCGAAGCTCGAAGCCGCCATCTACGAGCGCTATCAAGGGCTGCGCCGCTGCCCGCACGACGGCGAGGAAGTGCCTATTGCCCACTGCCGCCGTCGCGCCCACGCGCCCGAACCCTACGGCGGCAACGCCCGTCACGCCGCCTGGCGCGCCTGCCAGACCTGTCCCTATCAACCGCAACCCCTATCGGAGGTCAAGCCATGAACTTCGCCCACTCCTGCGTTATTACCCGCGACCCCAAAGGCGGCATGCCGCGCCCGCTGGTCGATATCTTGCTCGACAAGGCCAGTGCCCTCAAGGAGGTACTTATAAAGATTCGCAACGCCGGTTATCACCCGATCAACTTCGGCCTTGACGGCGCTACACCGTGGATTCGCGTCGAGCCGCACCGCAACTTCGACAAGCTGGTCGATGAAGGCGTGGTGTGCCAGTACATCTGGCGCGACAAGGAACACGTCTTTCAGTTGCAAATCGATGGCGTGCGCGTCATTTGGAACAAGGAGGGGCACTGACATGGCCACCACCACTCCCCCCACTCCCCCCACTCCACCTGCACCCGGCACCGACCGCGCTGCGCTGCGCGCCCTGCGCACCGCTGGCAAGACCTACCGGGAAATCAGCGCCATTACCGGCTTGTCGAAGAGCGCCATCAACTATCGGCTCCACAGCACGCCGTCTGCCGCCAAGCCGCCGACCCAGCCGCTGGCCAAGCCGCTGGCCAAGCCGCCGACCCAGCCGCCCAGCGGCAAGGTCCGCCGGGTGCGTTTATGCCTGAGCTGCGGCATGCGCTTCGAGAGCGAGGGTCCGCACAACCGCATGTGCGACGCCTGTCGCCGCAAGAGCGGCAACCCGTTCGGCATGTTAGTGCGCCACCGCTGAAAGGAGACCCGCCATGAAACATGCCCGCCTAGAAAACTCGCCGCGCCTGCAACGCGTTGCGTGGCTGCTCGCGGCTGGGCACGAATACAGCACCGCAGAAATCGTCGCCTACGCCAAGGTCTGCGCCGTCAATTCCGCCGTCGCTGAGCTGCGTGCCAACGGCCTGCCCATTGCTTGCCGACGGCAGGGCGATCTTTGGTTTTACCGACTCAACTTACCCACCAGCAACCACCACCCCGAAGGAGAAAGCGCATGACATCCCTTGCCGACATCGAAGCCCGTGCCAAGAAATACGCCGAAGCGCGCGAGCGCGTCGCCGCTATCGTCACCGACCTCAACGGCGGCATCGAGGCGCTCAAGCGCGCCGAGCTGCCGCGCCTCAAGAAGGCCATTGCCGCTGCCGCCGAGCAGCACGACGCCCTCAAGTGCCTGATCGAGGACGCGCCCGAGCTGTTCCAAAAGCCCAAGACCGTCACCTTCCACGGCCTGCGCCTGGGCTACATGAAAGGCAAGGGCGGCATCGTCTGGGACGATGGCGATGCCGTGGTCGCCGCGATCCAGAAATACCTGCCCGACCAGGCCGAAGCGCTGATCCGCTGGAGCGGCAAGCCGCTCAAGGAGGCCATCAATCAGCTCGACGTGGCCGCGCTGAAGAAGATCGGCTGTCGGGTCGTCGATACCGGCGAGCAAGTCGTCATCAAGCCGGTGGACAGCGCCATCGACAAGCTAGTCGATGCGCTGCTCAAGGACGCGACGCAAGAGGTGGCGGCCTGAGCGCCCGCTGTGCCTGCCATGCCCGCTGCCACCCGCAACCAACTATTGGCCCGCCTGCACTGCCTCAAGAAAGAGCAGGGCTGGGACGAAGACACCTACCGCTACATTTTGTTTGCGCGCACCGGCCAGCGCTCGGCTGCCGATCTCGACGGCCCGGCGCTGGCGCGGGTGGTGGCGGCGCTGGGCGCACAAAAACCGCCGGGCGGCACCAAGCGCACCGGCGAATGGGCCTTCATCGACGCCGCCGCCGCCGACAAGCGGCCGCTGCTGCGCAAGATCTGCGCGGTCTGCCGCGACATGGGCGTCGGTCGCGCCTACGCCGAGGGTGTGGCCCGCCGCCAGCACGGCGTCGAGCGCCACCTCGAGATGATGAGCGGGGAAGAACTCAAGGCCGTCGTCGGCGCACTGGTGCGCACGCAGGCCCACCGGCAAAAATGATGCGGGCGCTGACCCCCACCGATCTGGAGGCCGTGCGCGGCCTGCTGCCCTACACCGCGCTGCACCTCATTGGCGTGCTGGGCGAGGCGGCGGCGCTGACCTTGCTGCACCGGCTGGCCGGGCAGACCATCGCCGTGCCCAAGCACCCGGACCGCAACCCGGCCGGCATGCAGAAGTGGGCGCTGCTCGAAGACATCGTCGGGCCGGACGCCATGCAGCGGCTCGCCGCCACCTGGGGCGGCAGCGTGCTCGACGTGCCGACCTGCATCGAGGCCCGGCGCGAAGCGCGCGACCGCGCCATCCGCGCCGCGTTCGACCGGCTGACGATGCAAGAGCGCCTGAGCAAGGCGCAGGCGATCTACGAGATCGGGCTGGCCTGCCAGCCGCCGCTGACCAGCCGCCAGCTCGAAAAAATCGTCGATCGAGCCGACTTGCAAGAGCGCCGGCAGGCGGAGATGTTTTAGAGGGGGGCGGCCATGGCAGCGATGAATGATGTGAAGGCATTGATTGACGCGGTTGCACGGCGGGCGAAATGCCTGCCTGAAGAAGTGGAGTGGTACTCCTGGCCGCAGGTATTTGGCACGACAGGAGGCCCTCATGGCGCGGGCGGAAACATGATGACCACGTTTCAGGTTTTCGCATTCGATGCCCCAGGCGACAAGAGCCGATATTGCGCAGGACAGTGGCGGAAATGGAACGGCGAGTTCCAGCAAAGATGGTGACGCCGAACGCAAAATCGACACCCATAAAGGCGTCCACCTCATGAAACGCCCCTGGCACCGTCCCGCCAGCGCCGACTTTTCCAGCCCGCCCTGCGCGGGCTTTTTAACGCCCTCCCGAACCCCTTCCCCCTGCCACTCCCCTCGCACGCGCGCGAAACTGCCGCGCATGCACCGTCACCACGAAGGAACCCCATGAAAAAATTCCGTATGCTGGACTGGGCAGGCATTGCCCTGGTCCTCTCGCTCGCCATCGCCATCGTGGCGCCGCACCAGATCGGCGTCACCGTCTATAAGCTCTCGCTGGTCAGCCTGGCCGCCGTGGCGGGCTACTGGATCGACCGCAGCCTGTTTTATTACGCCCGTCCAGACGACCTCAGCCTCTCTCAGACCGAGACCGCTGCCGCCTATTTGCGCCGCGCCATCGTCGTCGGTGCGTGCATCATCGGGGTGTCGCTCGGTGCGTAAATTGCTGCTCAACGCCGTCGTGGTCGGCGTCGTGGTCGGCGTCGTGCCAGCGTCGGCGCTGGCGCTGGAGCCGCCGCGCGCCGCGCTGCAATACCGTGCCGAACTCACACGCGCGGTGCATCTGGTCTGGGGCCTTCATGGCCCGATCGCCACCATGGCGGCGCAGGTGCATCAGGAGTCGGCCTGGCGGCCCGATGCCAGGAGCCCCTTCGCCCACGGCCTGACGCAGTTCACCCCCGATACCGCGCAGTGGATTGGCGGCTTAGATCCGGCGCTACGGCCTGCCGATACCGGCAACCCGGTGTGGGCGCTGCGGGCGATGGCGCGTTACAACCGCTGGCTCTACGACCGGGTGCCCAACCGCAGTAACGCCTGCGCACGCTGGATCGATATTCTGCGTGCCTATAACGGCGGGCTGGGCTGGGTGCAGCGCGAGGCGCGTACCGGCAAGCCGTGCGCCGCCTTTCGCTCGGCTGCCAACTGCGCCGAAAACCTCGACTACCCGGTGCGCATTTTGATACGCCACCAGCCGCGCTACCTGAGCTGGGGGCCGGGGGTGCATTGTGCTTAACCTGCGCAAGCTCGCCGCCCCTGCCGCCGCCGTGCTGGTGGTGACACTGCTGGCGGGCGGCTATTTGAGCGGACGCGAGCACGGCCGCGCCGCCTGCGCGCTCGGCTGGCAGCAGCGCGAGATCGATCTGGCCGCGCAGTGGCGGGCCGAGGTCGAGCGGCAGCAGGCCGTCGCCGACGATCTGTCGCGCCGACTGGCCGCCACCGAGACCCGCACCCGCACCGTTTACAAGGAGATCGTCCGTGAAATCCCCGCTGCCACTTTGGGTCGCCCTTGCCTCGGCCCCGATGCTCTCGGCCTGCTCGGCCGTCTCCCCGGTCTTGCCCCAACCGGCGGACTGCCCGCGCCCGCCAGCGAGCCTGCTGATCCCGCTGCAACCCTTGCCCCCGCTGCCGCAGCCAGCGGCGACGTTACCGACACCCAGATCGCTGGCTGGATCGCCGATGCCTGGGAGCAGCACGAGCGCGAGCGCGAGCGCTGCAACGCCTTGATCGAGTGGCACCAGTGAGCGACGACGCCGACCGCGCCAGCGAGCGCGAAGAAGCATTCCGCGCCGGCTGCATCGAGGCCTGGGCGCACCGCCGCAGGGTCGGGCTGGGCGCAAAGTCGGCCACGCACTGCCGCGTCTGCGAGGAGCCGATCCCGCTGGCGCGCCGCCGCGCCGTGCCGGGCGTGCAGACCTGCATCGAGTGCGAGCAGGAATTGGAATATGCCACCGTCTGCAGGAGGAATCGATGAGCATTCAGGTTGAATTCTGGCATCTGGTCGGGCTGGCGCTGTCGCTCCTTGGCGCTTGGGTGGCTGCGGCCAAGTTGTTTTTTTCGCAGGTAGACCGCCGCTTGGATGAGCGCTTTACCGCCCAAGAGCGCGACCGGCAAAACCAATACGCCGCACTGACCGCGCTGTTCCAGAGTCACGCCGAAGACGCGAAGGCGCGCATCGACCGCCTCGACGATGACATTAAAAGCCACGGCGAGCGCATGGCGCGGCTGGAGCAGGATGTGGAGCGTATGCCCAGCCACGACGACATCGCTCGGCTCCACGACAAGCTCGGCAGCCTGTCTTCCGGGCTGGCGGCACTCGGCGGCAAGATCGACGGCATCGAGGCGAACATCCGCCAGGTGGTCGGGCGCCTGATCGACAAGGGGATGCGCCATGAATGATGCCGAGCGCAAGCGCTATCACAGCTTGCTGGTAGAAATCGACGTGACACCCAGTGTCGGCGTGACTGCTTTGCGCCGCGAACTGGAATTCACCCACGGCGTGGTGGTTTCTGGGGCGCGGCTGCGTGCCGATCTGGCGCTGCTCGCCGAGATTGGGCTGCTGCGCTGGGACGGCGAGGTGGCCGTCTGCACCGAGCGCGGCCGCGACGTGGCGCGCCGCCGCGCCGACCTGCCGGAGCTGTAATGGCCCACGCCCCCGACAAGAAGATCAAGCTCCGGGCCGCCTACATCGGCGGCCTGCCGCTGGAAGCCGCCGCCGACAAGGTGGGTGTGCCGCTGCCGACGGCGCGGCGCTGGTTTGCCGATGCCCGCAAGGATGGCGACGACTGGGACGCCTTCCAAAAAGCCAGCCTGGTGGTGGCCGGCGGCGGCGTCGATCAGGCGCTCGGGCGCATCATCGCCGCCGCGCTCTTGCGCTGCGAAACGCTGCTGGCCGCCACCGAGAACGCCGACCCGGTCGAAGCCGTCAAGGCGATGGCCGTGCTGGGCGACACCGTGAGCAAGCTCCAGGCCGCCAGCCGGCGCATGATGCCCGAGGCCCATGCGATGGGCGAGAAGCTCAAGCGGCTCGAAGCCGAATCCGCCGGCCTCTCGGCCGAGGAAGCCCTGCGCCG